TTCCCTTTTTACCTCTCGACGCAGACGCGTACAAAACCACCTATGCACGCTATTTTGATAATGGCTGTTATAAGTATGCTAGAATGCAGATCTTAAACAAACCACGGAATGGCAGCAACCACAGGGACTTAGTTCTCGCGGTTGAAAGACACATTAGTCAAGGGGCTCTAGAGTTTGAGGAACCTAGTTTTGTAGCTTTGTATAACGCAACTATCGCTTTTAACGAAGTTGAGTTTGAATTAGCTACAACCCAATCCCTATTGATGTCTCGTGCAAAACATGAGAAGTTGAATTATTGGCTCACTTGGCCGACTGCTTCAAATCTTACTTATGCTCTATGTCAAGGTGTTTGGCATGGGCGTGGGATATTGAGCAAGTGTAAGGCTAAAGTTGAGGAACGTGTTAATGATTTAATCAGCACCGCTGATGTTGTGTTGCCTTTTTATAGGCCTATGGTGGAATTTATCCAACCGGTGGATGATATTGATGCACCACCTGTTGTAAAACCAATTAAAATTCCTGATTTGACAGAACCGATTCGTAAGGTCGAAACGGAATTTGTAAACACGGAACGTGTGGACAATCCTGTTGTTATTAGGACTAAAACGTCAAATGATGTTGCCATTGATTTGACCTGTGTAAAACAAATAGAAGAACCAGTGTGCAAAGTTTACAAGATGAGTTTGTATAAACCCAACACATTGACAAAAATGTCTACTGAACAAGTTGGCATGATCTTTCTTGACAGTTTAAATTATGGCTCTAAGACACATGATGTTTCTTTGCGATGCCTTCGTGTTGTCGAAGGCCTTGATAATGGTATCCTGGAAGTTTTAGGACTCCATACAATAAAGAAACCACAGAAGGTGCCTGATGGGTGTTCGATCAAGAAATTGAAAGACCCTAAGATATCAGCCCCTTCTACTTTTAGAATAATTGGACCAGCAAACCTTTCATGGTTGCCGGCTAGTTTTGATGTTAATCACCCTAACAATGAATATGTTAGCATAGTTGACAGGCACATGAAAATTTCAGCTCCATCTGCCGCTCTTAAATGGCTTGAAATGGAGGGTATTGGACAATTTTTTGTTGAAATTATCCAAGCTAATCTCCACCTTATGACCTTGGGTGAGTGGATATCTGGAATTGATGAACCTGCCAAACGTAAAAGATATGAAATTTGTTTAACTAATTATTCAAATGGACATGGCTTCATACATGATCGTGAACCAAAGTTCCATAAAAGAAATTTTTTCCTCAAGAATGAAATTCTCATGCCAAGTGATTGTGATCTCAGTCTCAAGAGACCGAGAGGTATCCAAGGCATGTGTTCCCCAGAAATTAATGCATGTTTAGGATACTTTATTAAAAGTGTCTCAAAAAGCTTAGCTTGGGGTTATAACAACGTTGATCTTGAGGCTCCAAATAGACACTGGCCAAGGTTTTCCTACACATCTGGGTCAACAAATGACCGTGTAGGAGCATGGTTTTACGACATGCGCCAGGCTGGTTACAGTTTTTTGGAGGATGATTTCTCAGAGTACGATTCAACGCAGGGCAAAGGTGCCCATGAGTATGAATTGTTAATTTATAATAAATTGTGTCCCTCTGATGACGCTTGGTATGCTCTTATGCAACAAGCGGACACCAAGGGCTATTCTAAATTTTACAAGTACGAAGTTCCATATACTCGTAAGAGCGGAGATCAGAATACTTCTATTGGCAACACTCTCCTCAATTTCTCCGTACATAAATATGCTATGGAGAGTTGTGGGATAACAGATTATTTCATGATTGGCCTTGGTGATGACAATGTTATCGCCTACAAGGGCCAAATTGACGTCCTGAAGATTCAAGACATTATCGAGAGTTTTGGGCTTAAGCCCAAGTTGAAAGTTACCAATGACCCTTCGTATTGTAGCTCTGTCTTTATACCCTGTTGGAGACGGGGTAGAGAAAGTTTTGTATTAGGACCAGATCCCTACAGGTTTATCTCAAAATTTGGGTTTACTGTTAGTAAAGTATTACCAAATGAACGTTTAGGCGTTCTTAAAAACAACGTTATTAGTGTGAATACGTGCTCATTTACACCACTAATGCGCGTTTATGAACGGCATTATAATAGTGGTGCGGTCGCAGCCGTTGACAATAAGAATTGGGTTGCTCATTTTAGTAATGAGCTAGTTGTTGGGAGAGATGTTGAGATGTGGTTCTGTAATAAATACGGGATCACAGCCGTCGAACTTGAAGAACTAGAAAGATTTCTTTCTTCAATGCTAAACACGTGCGATGGTGCTTGTTTTTTTCAACATCCACTCCTCTAATTACACTTTTAGGCCATGCCCCCTGGTCAGGGAATATGGATTGGCAACCAGGCCTTAGCATGCCATGGCATAAAAATGCCAAATAAAAAATCAAAACGCAAAAATCCTGGGCAGAAGTCACAGGTCGTTCGTGCCCCTAAAAGTAAAGGGCGCCCTCGCCAACGCAATCAGCTTTTTAGCACCGTTGGCAAAACAATTGGTGGTATCCTTGGGTCTAATTATGGCCCAACAGGATCAGCAGTAGGTTCCCTTGTTGGTGATGCAGCTGGACGCTTGATTTCCCACGTTACTGGTCGTGGGGATTATATGGTGTCTGCAAATTCACTTTTACCTGATATGAACTCACAGATACCGCAATTTGGAATGATTGCTGGTGGAACTCGTATCAGACATAGGGAATATGTGCAGGACATCAACTCATCTGTTCTTTTTAACAACAATGCATTTGTCATTAACCCAGCTAATGTATCGTTGTTTCCTTGGTTGTCGACCATTGCCCAACGTTTTGAGCAATGGAAACCTATGGGAATCATCCTCGAATTCAAATCTTTATATTCTGATGCAGTTGTTTCAACCGCTGCCACAGCTTCCCTTGGTGCAGTTATCATGGCAACAGAATATAACGTCTTGGCTAACCGGTTTAATAGTAAAATACAAATGGAAAACACCCAATTTGTGACATCTAACAAACCAAGCCTTTCTTTTCTTCACCCTATTGAGTGCATGCCAAGTCAATCTCCTAACTTTCCACTATACGTCCGCCCAGCATCTGGGTTTGCCGTTTCTGGTGATGATAGGTTGTATGACTTGGGTCTTTTTCAACTTGCTACTCAAGGTCTACAAGGTGATGGTATAGATATTGGCGAGCTCTGGATTACGTATGATATCGAATTATACAAACCAGTGCTTGATGATTTGAACACTCCTACAACAACCTCACATTTGTTACTACAAAACGTTCAGCTAGGCGCAATCACAGGTAATGGTGTCCTAGGTTTTAGTAACAATTTTTCTATCAATGAGTTGTCACTTACCACCTCCACTAACGTCATAAACTTTCCTATTAACTCAGCCGGTTATTATGAAGTCTATGTTCGTTGGGGTGGGGTCCCATCAACTACTGTTGACGGCTTGTATCCTTTCATAGCCGTATTCAATTGTAATTTCTTAATACCTATTGTTGGTACAGCATATCTGTCTAACAATTTGGCTAATAGTGCAGTTTATGCCACACTTCAGGCTACACCTTCTGTTGGTGGAACCGACCAACGGGTAGCAACGAATGTTTTGCAGGTGTTGTCTAATGACACCATTGCAACAATTCGCATTGATGTACCAAGTGGTCCATATTCTGGCTATCCACAAGACCCTTCTTTTGGTGACGTTGTCATCAATTTTCTTGGGTTTGTGCCACCTGTTTAAGAAATCTAAATTTATACAAAATTTAAATGGTTTTGATTTTATCTTCGTATGATCTTTG